TTCACCAAGTTTGATAAGGAAATCAAGCCCGGGTTTTGTCTTCCCGTTAATATGTTTACTCAGTTGTGGTTGCTTCATCTCAAGAATTTGCGCTAATTTGCCGACTCCACCAAACTTTTTTTGAGCAAATTCCTTTATTTTTTCGCCAAATTCCATGTTTTTAAAAATAATTGCATATTTGCTAATTTTTTACTTGACTTTAAATAGCTTTGTTGCTATATTTGCATTGAAGTTATTTTTAATTAATTAAACAAAGTAAATATAATGAATACAAAAGACAAAACCAAAAAAACAGAATCAGCCGCAAGGCGTTATTATATGATTCTTGTTCCTAATGAATACAAGCCCCTCTTGTTTGAGCGTGCAAAGGTAGAAAGACGTAAGGTATCCGCAGTTGTCCTGAATGCTCTTGACCTTTATTTTTCAACGGTCGAAGCAGATAATGTTAAATCAACACTTACTAAAATATCCTGACAGTATAACAGAATCTCAAACAATTTATTCTAATATCCTTATGCACACTGACAAAAAAGAAGAAATAAAGATGTTGATGTTCGAACAGAACATTAGCTATCAGGAACTTGCAGATCACCTGCATATCCCTAAACACAGGCTCTATTACAACCTCAACGCCAGCAGTGATATTCCCCTCGAGCTTTATATCAATATTATGAATGTCCTTAATAGCCAGTTGAGTAAACACTCCAAGTGCACAGATACCGTGCAACATAACTGCACCACAAACTCAGTCCTGGCTAATGCAATAACAGAGATCAACAATATCGTCTCAAGCATCCTCTCAGACGGAAAGCTTGATGCTGTTGAGTCTATGTCGCTGAGGGTCAAGCTCGAGGACATCCGGGTCCGTCTTAACCATAAGATAGATGAATGGATTAAAGCCTTATGAGTTTAATAACAACTGCTATGGTATATGAAGAGATTCAGGAAATGAAAAAGATGGTCAGAGATCTGATAGAGAAACAGACTATGGACTCTGTTAAAGTTATCTCAACTCTTCAGGCTTGCAGGCTTCTCAAGATAGGTCAGAAGAAGCTTATCCACCTTGTCAACACAGGTCAAATTAAGGCTGTCACTTATCGTGATAATAAAAAAAGAATCCGCTACCGTTTCCGCATCCCCGATATTTATGAGTTCCAGAAATCCCGTGAACACAGATCATTTCAACTCAATAAAAATAAAGAGGATGGTTACGAAACAGCCGAAGACATTGCTAAAAGAATATTCAAAAGAAGATAAAGGAGTGTTAGTTATGGAAGATCTGTTCGTTTATGTCGTCGCTTTTATTATCGGAATAATAGCCTCTCTTTTTCTTGGCTATAAGTACGGTCATGAATCCGGGTCCCGTGATGCTATTGATAAACTATTTAATGGAAGGAGGTAATACAATGTTAGTTGATCTATTATTATTCAGTGGCGGTCTCGTCTGTGGTGCCATTACCCTCTTAGTTGTCTCTACCATAATTGGGAATAAGAGCAACAAAGCTTCCACCAAAATCTTTATGGAACAAAAAGCCATCAAAGATTCAGTCCTTGCCAATAATTATAAGCGTATCCGGGAGCTTGAGCAGACTGAGAGAGATTATGTTAAAAAGGTCGATGACCTTATCGCAGAAAGAAACCGTTGGAATAAAGCTTTTAAGGACTCCGAAAACGCTCTCCATTGCCTTCGGGAAAGCTTAACCAGGATAGCATCATAGGTATTTAAATAAAAGAAGTCCCCACGGCTCACCTGCCAGTGGGGACTTAAACACAATCAAACAACCAAATATAAGGAAAACACAATGCAAACACAACAACAAAAAATTTCACTCGACACTTCAGGGCTCTCAATAGAGGAGTGGCTGAGGGAACGTCAAAAAGGCATCGGAGGCAGTGATGTGGCGGCTGTGCTCGGTCTCAGCAAGTTCAAAACAGCTCTCGATATATATAACGAAAAAATCTCAGAGGTCCCGATTCAAAGCTTACAAACCCCCCGAATGCGTGCCGGCCTTATGCTCGAACAGGTTATTGCAGACTGGTACGCTGAAGAGTCAGGGAAAAAGGTGGTGAACGATCACAAAATCAGGAAGCATAGAGAACACCCTTTTTTAATTGCTAACATAGACCGCTTAATCTATGCATCTAATGGTGAGGGAACCGGCGTCCTTGAATGCAAGACTACAAACTCATTTTATGCTAAAAGCTGGGAGACAGAGATTCCAATGGAATACTACTGTCAGCTTCAGCATTACTTGATGGTTACAGGTTACACCTGGGGGGAGATCGCTCTCCTCATAGACGGATATGATTTCCGAAGATATTTCTTTACGCGTGATGAAGAATTCATAACAGCTCTTACTGAGAGACTGGTTTATTTCTGGACTGAACACGTTGCAAAAAGAATCCCTCCAGATCCGGTTACTGAAAAAGACGTACTTACTCTCTTTCCCAAAGAGACTGAAGGCAAAACTATTGTCGCTTCTGAGGAGCTGAGGAAGATTTATCTCGAGCTTAAGAACGAAAAGGCTCTGGTTAAAGCTCACGAGGGTAGAATAGAGGTTCTGGAGGAGTCAATAAAGTTATTGATGCAGGATGCTGAGACTATCCAGGACGACTCAGGTTCAGTTCTTGTCTCCTGGAAAGCGGCAAAAGACAGTATGGTCTTTAATTCCAAGCTGTTCAAAGAAACAAAACCGGATTTATACAAGGAATTTATGGAACATAAGCCCGGATCTCGTAGATTTTTAGTTAAATAATTATAAGGAATTCATAAAATGACAAGTGTATCAGAAAAAGCAAAAGATTTAGTTAAAACTTCTAATGGGGGAAGTAACGGAACCGGTCCGCAACCTAAAAGCAACCCTGTTCCTCCAACAATGAAAGGCTTAAAGAGTGTTCAGGTTAAAGATATTTTTGAAAAATACAAAGCTCAGATCGCCCAGGCTATCCCAAAACATCTAACTGTAGACCGTGTTATCCAGTTAGCTACAACCCTTATTTCCCGAAATCCCGAATTAGCTGAATGCAGCACGGAGTCACTTCTCGGAGCTGTCTTGCAAACCAGCATTCTCGGATTTGAGCCCGTCCAGGCACTCGGTCAGTGTCACCTCGTCCCCTTTAACAACAAGAAGACAGGCAAACGTGAGGTTCAGTTTATCATCGGATATAGAGGGATGGTGGAACTCACTCGCAGAAGCAACCAACTCAAGACTATATACTCCCAGTGTGTTTACTCAAAGGACGAATTCGCTTATGAGTTTGGCTTAGAACCCAAACTTGTCCACAAACCTGCTATGGGTGACCGTGGAGAGTTCATCTATGCTTATACAGTCGCTCACTTTAACAACGGTGGCTATGCCTTTGAAGTAATGAGTAAGTACGATGTGGATAAAATCCGGAAAAGAAGTCAGGCGGGCAACAGTCAATACTCACCCTGGAATAATGATTACGAGGAGATGGCTAAAAAAACTGTCATTCGTAGATTGTGGAAGATGCTCCCCACTTCAGTCGAGATTAAATCAGGTGAACTCTCAGACGAGAAAGCTCTCCAACCCGATATTTTCGAGAAGGGAGAAATTGATCCGAATAAAGTAGAAACCACCTATGAGATAGTCCAGGATACTGAGACAGAAACGGATCAGGAAACCCCTCAATTAACCAACGAATTATTCTCAAAGGAATAACAACACTATGAGCTGGAATGATTTTCAATATTGGCGAGGTATAATCGGTGACGACGAAGCCGCTCGGTTGTATCTCAAAAAGGACAAGAACACTCCTAAAAACGGCAGGGGGATACAGACCTCCCCTGCCGGTCTTTTCGATGAGCCTGAGCCACCTGTGCAAGCCAGGGAGCATCCTCGCAGGACTGTCAGCCCTAACTCAGTCGAGTCTTTTTACAATCCTGTCACTCAGCTTAAACGAGGGACACAGAAAGAACGACTCTTCGAAGCTATTAAATTACTCGGGACCTGCACACAGGCTGAACTCTCAGAAGCTACCGGCATCCCCAGACACCTTATTCCGGATCGCCTCATCTCTCTCGAAAATTCAGGGCTGATCCAGAAAGCCGGTTCTAAAATTGACCCCTACACCGGTATCAGAGTAACAACTTATTCAATATTAACCCAAAAAAGGAACTAAATCATTATGAAAATGACAAAAGAACAGATCGCTGAGAACATGACTGCCCTCGCTCTTGAGATAGAAGATCTCGAGAACAGGAAGAAGTCGGAAATGAAGAAATATAATGACGAAATTAACTCCAAAAACAACCGCCTCATCTACCTCGCTCATCAATATGCCGATTTTGATAAGGACAAAGAGCAGATGGAACTTGATTTTGACGGAAAACCTATAGCATACATCGGCTCCGGTGAAGACACAGATCATCCGGAAGAAAAAGAAGAAGAAGAAACTGAAGAAAATAACGAATTAGCAATCGACGAGTTGGTAAATGCGCCGGAACTATCCAACTAACAAGTACTACGAAGACAAAGAGCATACCAAAAATGCTGTAGAGTATATGGTTAAGTTTATTAACTCCAACCTCAAGTATCTCAACAGGGATAATCAGCTGAAATTTAAGTCCCTGGAAATGAACTTCAAGCTCGAGGGTGAATTAACTCCCAATCAGTACAGCTTCCTGGAAGGGCTCTACGAAAAAACATGGAAAGGAGCCGGTGCTCCCTCCTGCGACACTAAACATGACTTCAAAAAAGGACTCAGGTACTAACTTATGAGCAACTTCAAAAACGGATTGGATTACTTTAGCTTCGATGTGGACTTCTTCGACGATCCGAAAGTGGAGTTTATTAGTGCAAAATTCGGCGTTAAGGGTGAAATTATTTGTGTTAAATTATTATGCAAGATCTATCGGAATGGATATTACCTCCACTGGGATGATGACCAGGCTGTGCTTTTTGCGAAACGTGTGGGTGACAATATGTCTAATGCGTTAGTGAATAGCGTGGTGTTAGAATTGGTTCGACGTGGTTTCTTTGACGAAACTATTTTTAACTCGTTCTCTGTACTCACTTCCCGAGGCATCCAGAAACGATACTTCGAGGCAAGTAAAAGACGCAAAAATTCCGACTCTCATACCCAATATTTGCTCATTAATCCTAAACTTTCCCAAAATGTAAACATTTTAAGCCAAAATGTATGCAATTTGTTCGATAATGTTGACAGTTTGAAACAAAGTAAAGTAAAGGAAAGTAAAGTAAAGGAAAGTAGTTGTAGTAGTAGTGATAACTCTACCTTGTTACACCCCACATCTTTTCCTCCCCCCTCTCAGGAATCTAACAACGACAACAACTCTTTTCACGATTTTTACGCCTTTACGTCTTACGACGATGACAGGGCTCTTAAACTCGCTATCACCAACCTCTTCTCGGAGTTCGTTAAGAAAACCCCCCACATAAGCGAAATAACACGCATCTTTAACCTCATTACCCAAACTCCACACATCTCCCGGGCTACCGGCTACAAGACCGCTGTTAAGTGCTTTGAGGACTACCCTCTCCTTGCTGACAACAAACGCAACACCCAGTACCTTGCCAGTAAGCTTAAAGGTACTCTCCAGGACACCTGGAACTCTCACCTTAAGAAACGAGCTGCAGAGGAGCGAGCCAAGCAACTCAGTGAAGTCAAACAACGGATGGGAACCCCCGATGAGGCCCCCCTCGATGATGACCTGACACCATCAGCCGAGGCTATAATTAACACAATCATACCAAGCTTTTCTATTGCAGAAAAGTGCAGAATTAGAAAGGAGCATTTATGACAATAGACGGTAACCAGATAACAATCTGGGTGGAAGAAGACAGGCAATTCTTGTGCAAAAACGGCACCCCTAAACGCTATAAGGATAGCTACAGGGAGATTGCCGGACAGATCAACAAAGACCCCCGCAGAGTTGCAACGGTCATTACACGACGGAACATGATAGCCGTCTTCGCAAGGGTTAAAAAAGAGGTCAAGCTATGACAAACTGTAAAAAATGCGGTAGGGAAATCCTTTTCCTCAAGACCACTGCAGGAGCACGCATCCCTGTCAATGCAGACAGCGTATCAGTCAACCAGCAGAGTGGCATCATTGCCGGATTCGATGTTTACTTCGATCCCAAAGAGGGACACAGAACCCACTTCGCAGACTGCCCATTTGCTGACAAATTCAGAACAAAAAAGAAGAATCCTGACTTGCCTCTAACTTCGATCTAACTTGCCTCTGAATGCGTACTAAACTAAGGATAACAACATGCACAAAACAGACAGAAATCAACTCGAAATAATTAAGGCACTCAGGAGCGTCGGGGCCGTCGTCTGTGACCTGAGCTCTGTCGGATTCGGCTGTCCGGATCTCTTGGTCAGTTTCTGCGGTAAAAACCACCTCATTGAGGTCAAGAACCCCGAACGCAGTCGCTTCACCCCATACCAGAAAGAATTCTACGAGAAATGGAAAGCCCCAATCCACATCGTTAAGACCGTAGATGAGGCTCTCACAGCAATTGGAATATTAATTTAATTAAGGAAAAACACAATGAAAAACAAATTTTATGGTCACCTATCGAGATCTAACTCGGCAAAAAACAAACTTGAGGAAGCAGTTTATAAGCTCCTTTCATCTCTGGATCACATAGTCCTTGAGATTGAAGAAGTCCCGGCACTCAGAGAATCAATTGCCCGGAATGTAAAAATACTTAACAGTCAGCATCCTCGATGCACAGCCATTATAACAGCATACTGGAAGTTAGATCACGAGGATGTTGCTTTTATCTCCTGTGGCGACAACTTCACATACACCCTGAAAGAAGTCAGGGACTTCTCCGGTGATGTCAACCAACTGATTGAACAGGCAGAGAGAAAGGAAGAAAAAAATGAAAACTTTGAAAAAAGCATTAGAAGATAAGAAGAAAAAGAAGAATGAGAAGATAGAAAACGAATATATACCATTTGGAAAAGAATGGCAGGCTGAAATGATGAAATGGAATAAACAACAACTGGTCGAAAGGATAAAAACATTGTCAATGCGAGTAAAAGAACTTGAAGAGAAAGTGAGTGAGTAACCAATGATAAAACGTAAACAACCAAAGCCCCCCATAAAGAAAAAAGACTATCCCGCCTGCCCCAGGTGCGGCACAAACAAGTACGTTGTTTACATGGAGCTTAACTTCATCTGTCTTAAACCGAAAGACGATGAATGGGGAGGCAAAAAAGCGAACGGCAACAAATGCTGGTACCATATCAACGACCATAAGCTATACAAGAAAAAGAAAGTGTGTAAGATATGCGGAAGCGATGACCTATACCCGGCACGAAGAATCTGTAAAGCCTGCAAGGCTAAAGAAGTGGACAGAGGCTGGAAACGAACCAAACGGAAATTGAAAGCACAAAAGACATTAAGGAAATGCGGATGACTAACAGCAATTTGAGCAAGTTAGTTTTCTGTTATACTTTTGCATTGTGAATTATTAATCTATACCATATTAGGAAAGCTTATGAAAGACGGAATTATTGACAATCTATCAGACCTCTCCCCTGCTGACTACAACCCCCGCAGAATAACGGACGAGGCTCTTCACGGTCTCAAATACTCTATTGACGAATTCGGAGACCTATCCGGAATAACCTTTAATCTGACAACCAACAACCTCGTTACCGGTCATCAGAGAGTCACAGCTCTCAAAGACCAGTACGGTGATATAAAAATAGTTCGGGATGCTGAGAATGCGGACAGAGGATGGATCATCACACCATCCGGAGAATCCTTTGTAATTCGCTTTGTCAGATGGGATCTAAAAAAAGAGAAAGCAGCTAACGTTGCGGCTAACTCTCCCACCATCCAGGGTGAATTCACCGAGGGGCTGAAGCTCGTCCTTGAGGAAATAAAGCTCGAAGTCCCCGACATCTTCTCCTCTCTCAAACTGGAAGAACTCAAATTCCCTGAAATAGAACTTACTCTTCCCGGTGTGGATTCCGAAGAAACCGAAACCTCAGAGGATGGTTTCGATATGGATCAGGCTCTTAAGGAAATTGACGTCCCCAGAACACAACCCGGTGACATCTACCTGCTTGGCAACCATAGACTAATGTGTGGTGATTCTGCTAATCCGGATGATGTCGATCTCCTTATGGGTACCGAGCTCGCACAGTTGATCTTTACAGATCCCCCCTATAATGTCAATTATCAGTCCCCTTACGGACTCAGTTACAGCTGCGACAAATATGGTAACAGCGGGATAATATTTAATGACAACAAAACCGATGCCGACTGTCTAACTTTTTATACCGACGTCCTTAAAAACCTCTTCGAAATCTCCAAAGACGATGCCGCTATTTACTGGTGGTTTGCTATGATGAATATACCCCTCTCAATCGAAGCCTTTGAACTCTCCGGCTGGTATCGATCCCAGGTACTTATCTGGGTGAAGAACGGATTAGTCTTCTCCAAAGGACAGGATTACCACAGAGCTTATGAGCCCTGTATGTTCGGATGGAAGAAGAAGAAGACCCACTACAAGAACAAAGATCTGAATAACCTCGTCAATGTCTTTAATCTCGAGAAAACTGAGTTCAACAGTATAGCAGATGTCTGGTATCAGAAACGTGATGCTTCACAG